TTAGGGGACTGGCTTTAATTCCCAACAACCCCGAAGGTGAAATATCGGCACTGGTTGCAACTGCAAAACCATGCTGATAATCTGTTTTCGCTCCTCTTCGCCTTCAAGGAGCATCATGAGCAGAATATCTTTATACGTATATCCGCAATGCTGCTTCAAAGATTGCAATACATTTTCCACGTCTGCCTTCAAGCAATGAATGTTTTTAGGCTCATTGGTGGTGCCAATATATCTGTCTAGCATGGGTTCGAGTAGTTGCATCATTAAACTAGCAAATTCAATGTAAATTTGTTGGAATTTTTCCCTATCCTCCGGAGGCACTAACCAAATAATTTCCGGGTCAAGAAGGCCGATATTAACATCATTCTCATTGCTCTCAATCGCAAGCCGGCAATATCGTTCTACTAGTTGGGGAAGAATTATATCTGCTGTCAACCAATGTGGAAAGTTCTTACTCATAAATTTGCCATCCCCTTTCAAAACGTCGAGCACTCTCATTGGAGGGTGCCCTAGTGATAGATTTTGCAACCCAAAAGCCGCTTCTTATTCTATATAGTCATCGTATATCTGAACGAGTACAAACTCCGGCCAATAATCAAAACTGACGATTAGGTCTACTCTTTTCTTAGGATCTTCGAGGCGTTCTGTCTTGCGGCTGCACTGTTCAAGGAAATCGACAAACTTTTCTCGTGGAACGAATTGTCGTGGCAGACTTCTCTCCCAGCTTTCCTGATCATCATAATTCAACGAAACTTCCTGTTCCTCATCTGTTAATTTGGTGTGCCGCACCACTACGGGAATTTCGGTCAATGAAATCACCTCCTTAAGCGATATCCGGATTAACAATAGTCCATCCTCCTCTGGCGATTAAATTGCCTACACTCTCCTCCAGGTGACTTCTTTTGGGTCAAAGTGAATGCACGACTTAACGCCTGGCCGGCATTCGGCATGGCAAAAAGGGCAGAAGTAGACCTCTTTCTGCCCCAGGCCCGCACGCAGAAGCCTAGTTATGGCTTCATTGCGACTGATCTTGAGTCGGGCCGCTTCTCTTTCCACTTCTTCGAGTACATCAGCAGGTAGGTCGATATTAATCCTCGGTTTTCGCATTGTGTTTTATTGCTCCTTTTAAATGGTTATCTTCTTTGGTGTGTGTGGTTATTGATTAACGCTCTTCTTTAATGCTTGTTCTAGATCATTAAGATCTAAGTTAATAGCAAACGCAAATTCGGTTACTTTAGGAGCGCGTTCTTCCACCTGTTCCGCTATAGGCAACAATTCATTTAAATGCCTACGTATAACTTTGCACTTTTGTCTAATAAACTTTTGTTCATCTTTAGAAAGCACAATAACCCTTCCTTCCTCTATGCTATCTCAAGGTTATTTTGGCATTTAGCATTTCATCACAAAACTTTATTCCCCGAAGCCATCCAAGCCAATAAGCTAACCTAATCATTTTCATAATCCGCACAGATTTGGTTTGCTTACTTAGTTTGTCAAGGTAGGGCTTCTCTAAATCTTCCTCAGAGTAACCCTCTTTCATTGCATCACGCTTGATATTTTCATACATTTTCTGGTATCGCTCATCATTAAATCTCATATTAGCACTTCCTTTGGAATGTATATTGCTAACTTAAAAGCCAAATGTTTCCTTGAGAAATTTATACCAGTCTTGTTCTGTTTTTACTACCGTTGTGCGAGATTTCGGCCTAATAGCTCTAACAGTGCACCCCCAAACTTTAGGGGGGCGTTCGGCGAATGTAATCCACCCTAACCCTGTCCACCCAAAACCGGCTTTTTGCAACTCTTTTTTATGCCGACCTGTTAATCTGCCGTTTTTAGGTTTAGCTTCGTAGTATGGCACAAAATTAATCCTCCTTTTCTAAACAAAATATTCACATCGGGCGGCGGTTCCGTGCTTGGCACTGGCCGTGAGCATTGCCAGGTTGTCCCGGCTCCGATAGCGCTCCGCTTATTTCAGCGGCGCCGCCTGATGTTACTATATCACATATTCATGATTTACTTTCTTGGGCAGGTTCAAGTTCGTCGCCGTAGTAGTCCCAAACCTCGCCGATGGTGGGGTGTTGCCCCATAAACCTTACCCAATATTTTACCACTCCAGGTTTCGGCTGCTCTTTGCTGACTACCTCGCCGATTCGGCCTTCGTTCTCACCGAGAAGTGTTACGCGAACTTTGTCGCCGATATCGAAACTGTAAAGCCTCCACTCCTTTCGGGGCCAGAACATAGAGCAACGGCCATTCTTCATCGGGGGTTGCTGGTCAAAGCACTTACATACTCCAGCAGGAAACCTGGCCACGCATTGAGTTTCGTCGCAATGTAATACGGGCATCTGTTTTACCTCCTTCCATAAAATGAGATTAACCTAAGGCGGTTAGCTTGTGGTTAATGGCAGGTTCTCATCCCGCTTTTCATTCTCTCTAAATCTTCCTGGCTTTTAATGAAGTTATTCCGCACCAATAATCTGTAGGCTTAAGTTCCCATATCTTGCATGCTTTCCGTTTGGCCTGGGTTGAATTTTTAGCCTCTACGGTTATAGTGCGCCCGCCTGGTGAGGTTACAATAAATTTGGGCATCACTTTCACCTCCTCATGCCCATTCCGGCACGCTTTGGGCGTATGTCATGTTGGCCTCTCCTTTCAACGTTGTTCGATTCGTCTTGGTCCTTCTTAAGAAGAAGAATATCATAGGTGCACCCATGATGTCAATTATCTAAAATAAAAATCCTGGCGGTTGGCCAGGACTAAAGACTGATATTATTGGGCGCCTATATCTCTCGCTGCCGCTGCGCTCAGATTATCCTCAACCTCTTTGCGCACGTAATTAGCTACGGCGTCTACTACAGGGTTGGGGGGCTGACCAGGGTGGATCCAGGAATTCGGGTCGCTTTGGTCGCTCACCGTTCGGAAAGTCAGATAAATGCTCTGCTTCCGCTGCTCATACGTCTTCTGTATCCGTACCATGCCGGCGAACGGGCTGGACTTCCACGCGTAAACATCAGTCATCGGGTTTTCTTTCCCCCGGCGCTCCGCTTCGGCGGCGGTATAGAATGGGTTCTTGATGGCTCCCGGATACTCGCCTGCGGGAAGTTCTAATCTGGATCCCCACTGCACCTTTCCGCCAGGTTGGTCCTGAATTGAAGGCGCGAAGCTTTTAGCGGTTACAAGCCGGGCAATGGACACCGGCATAGTGGGAAAGTGGCGGTTCCGGTATTGCTTATTTGGCAGAAGATACCTGAAAGGCACGATGTTATAGCGGCCGCCGTCTTTCTTTGGGCGGGATTTCGGCCCATTTAGTAGGCCTGGCTTCATGTCAAAACTGGCGTAACCCTCCTCGATCATCATAGCCCGGGGATATGTGCTTATTACCGCGCCAGCAAAGGCGTCACCGTTAAAAGGATACTGAAAGGCGTCAGGAGTGGTCAGGCTTGCATAGTAGCCGTCCGAAAACACCGGCTTGGTCATCCCCGGTAGAAGCATCCCGTAAACCGCGGCCTGCCAAACCGCCTGGACCCGGCGGGTTTCGACGGCTATTTGGGTTTTAAGGTTAGACCAGCTTGTATCTATGTTTTCAGCTGCCCTTACTAATTCCGAAATATCCACGATTAACCCGAACACTTATGCCACCTCCCGCGGGAAGACTAGATGCCGGCGCCGTAGCAACACCCGCTCACCAAGGTAATCGCCGCGCTCGAAGCGGATGCCAGGCGGTACGAAGCAAACCCACTCGAAAAAGGCATTGTACTTGACCGAGTATAGACCACCTGGCGCCGGCTGGGGCCTGCCTGTAAGCCAAGTGATAGTCCGGCCGGAAACCGTAAAATCAAGGCCAGGGGTATACGAAGTGACCGCTCCCGTGGCCACATCCACAGTCACGCAGGCCAGTACCTCGGCCGCCTCATAATAAAGTTCATCAGTGGCCCCGGTACCCCGTCTAATAAGTTCTCCTTCCCATGGCTCGCCTTGCGTCCAGGTGAATTTGATCAGGTCATAATCACCGGGCTGCCGGGCCGCCAGGTCGGGAATAAAAACGCAATCGCCTGGGCGAGCGATTCCTGTTTCGGCAAGGTCCTTTTGCCCCTGGATGCCGACAATAATCCCCCTTATTTCTACAGGGTCCCGATACAGCCATCCCGTCCCCCCGCAGGCCGGGCAGCTTACTTGTGCCCTGTTGGCGTCGCCAGTGGTGGAGCAGGGACACTTCATCCCGAGATAGTGAACTACCCAATCCCCACGGCGCCGGATAAGGTCCCGCTGCTTGGGCAGGTTAATCCTGGTATTGCGCATTGGCCGTCACCGCCTCAGATAGTCTGCCCGCCAGCTACCTTCGGTGCTTCATTAGGAGGAATCATGATCACGGCGTGGGGAAGGAAAGACAATGCCTTTTTGCTGGCGATTATGGCTACGATTATTTGCTGCAAAGCTTCGTTGGATAGTCGCTTCATGGCCGGCGTTTCGTGACCGTCATGGCCGTCCACATAGGCTACAAGTCCCACCTCTTCGATGGCTTGGCCCTTGGATATATTTTCCCAGGCCGACCCGAATGCCACTATTGCTATCCTATCGCCGATGCTCTTGCCCGGGTTACCGTAGGCCACGGTAACTTTGTTTCCGTTGATATCGACCTCGCGTATCTTATCCACAGTAAGTCTCACCCGCACTGTCTTGCCCACATTGTCGGTAGTCCGCAGCAGGGTATCATATGGCTCTTTGACTGTTACTAAGTCCAGATCGACATTGGGATCAACCTGTATTACTTCGGTTTTGTTTGGACCATTAGGCTTATTGGCCGCGCTACCGCATCCAATCAGAGCAAGCATAAATAAAACGCACAGAAGTAGGATAAAGCGCTTCACAGTACCACCACCGGAATCCCCCCGAATTTTTGTTTGAGCCGGCGCAGGTTGCCCTCGCCAACGCGCTCACCATAAAACCACTTTTGATGTTCGGCAATATGGGCCGAGTAAATACCAAACGTTGCCGAAGAAGTATAGGTCACAGCTTCGGATATATTATCTCGACCAATAGATTCAGAAGAATAACCCGCTCTGTATGCTGATCCAGCTACATCTAATATACTCATTGTTGCTTTCCGGGCAATTGCTTCTCTAATTATTTCTCGTTCTCCGTATAGATCCCGTAGGCCAAAGATCCCTTTAAAATGCCAAAAATCTGGTACGTAATCATAGGTATAGAATAGCTGAAATACAGCCGCCCCATAAAACTGCCAGTTGATGGCTGCTCCTCGCCGGGGTACCAGGGATATTTGTCCTGTTTTCTCGGTCCAGGTATGCCACTCAGACGGTATATTAACTACCCGGCTATCCTGAAACCATCCCTCAAGCCGTTCGAGGAACAGCAATGGCCGGTAGGGAAGTTGGATGCTCACCCACTGCAGCCGGTTACGTGGTCGATAGTACGCCACCGTTTCCCGCCGCTCATCATAGTATTCCTCGTCTTGGATATCCGTAACAATGATGGTTGGCTCTAAGAAAATATTGATTTGAGTTTCCAGCCAGGGTTTAGCTTTCCAAAGCCAGTCTCGTAAAACATCATCGGTCATTTCGGCGTGGTCAATCAAAATTTCATCCTGTGCCGGATTGGCTGGCAAATCAAAAGGTATTACGGTTGCTTTAATATAACTCTGATTACGGCGGTCTTTTAAAATCAGTTCGGATTCATCGTCTGGCACAATTACTCCAGGCCCTTCAGCCCACGAAAGAGAGCGAGCAACCGGATCCCACTTCAATAGAAAAGTGCCTATATCATGATTTTGTTCGACATACTCAATGGAAACTCCTGCCACATTGGAGGGTTGATTTTGCGGTAATAGTACTTCGTGGGCTCGCAACGGGGCTCCGAATAACCATTGAGATCTTAATTCTTTTACTGTGATAATGGAAACAGGGACAACCTGTTCAACCGGCAGGGCGCTCAGACTTGTTGGGCTATCAGCTTCGACCCGGTAGAATCCCTGCGTCACCATCGGAATGCCGTGGCTATCGCGGATAGAGTTCAGGTCAAAAGAAAAAATGTAGCCGCGCGAATAGTCAGCCGCATCAAGGGTTGCCTGCTGCTCCGCAATCAATAATTCGCGGTTACCACGCGGGTTAATTTTGTATATGCGGCAGCGCAATATTTCTCCAGTCAGGCCGGTTGTCGGCAGAGGAGTAACGCGTGCGCGGATGATATTAGCTTGTGATGCCGCCCCATAACGAGAATATTCTTTTCGGTCCAGCTTGATACTCAGACTACTGATTGGCACCAGTCCTCACCCCCTTGGAGGCCTTAAGCAATATAGATCTCCGCAGGCGTTCCCCAACCTCTGAATCAGGCGGAACTTCACTGCGACATTTTGGACATATCAAAACCAGACTGCCATCGGATTTTAGGAGAAGATAGCGGTTGCGCAGCAGGAGCTGGCCACCTTCGATCTCTTTAGTTAACTTTTCTCGGCAGACTGGACAACGCAACGGCTACCCCTCCCATCGTTTGCTATTCATTCCGCATCTTGTGCAGGTAATCCCTGATGCCTAAACTCTTCTTGGTCTCGCCACGTTCCTTTACTTCTTCTGAAACCTCGATGCCATACTTTTTGGCTGCTCTCAAAATACGGCGCCAGATCTCCTTGCGCTTTTCCGGGGTGTACTGCAGATAATTCTTTGGCCTGGAGAAATAGGCCATGGCCGCTCTCACGTTCTTTTCGGTGTGCAGCGGGTATTTATAGTTTTCGGGGTCAGCGTAGTCTTCCCGTTCAGTGGCGCCTTCTTCCCGGTATTCTTTCGGTGGGGTTTGGTGAATGTTCTTCACCCTGCTTTTCTCCACCGGCACGTAAACCGCCCGCACTTCTATTTTAGGGCCTACCTCCACCTTGCCATTAATTATTTTATAGAACACTTTGTACCGTTTGGGATCTTTGCGCACAATGACATAGCCTGGGAAAATATCTTCTATCCAGGGATATGGTTCTTCGGCAAGTTCTCTGCTTGCGCCTTTATCCCTGGCAGGGCCCATATACTGCCGAATGGCCAGTTCTAAGGCCCTTCGGAATTCTTCCAGGCCCATCTCGGGCCCCGATGTCTTTAGTGACCACTCATGGCCGCCTACAAACAGCCCGGATTTCTGGAAATTCCTGATCATATACAGTTGCCCATCCCGTCCCTTAGCCAGGCTCCGGGTCATGCTTTTGTCGCCCTTCATGCGTTGGTAAATACCCATGACCAGCCGATAAAACCGCTTGCTGCCTTCCTCAATGCCTTTGTACTGCTTGCGCACAATGTCTTTGGCCCGTTCCCACAGTTGCTCATCATGTTCGGTCTTAACTACATTGGCCGGCATAGGCCGGTACCCCCTTTCTAATGTTTCACCTCATTAGTATTTCGCACGAAATGGACCCCACCGCAAGGTACGCGCTCATAGGCCTTCTCGTCCGGTTCAGTGCCCGCTTCCTCGCTGGCCAGGCAAGGGAAGAGGGAACATTCCCGGCAGTTTACCATCTCTGCGCCGTAGATCTCCCAGCCGCCGGCAAGGATTAACGCCTTTTTCCCGGTGGCTCGTTCAATTTGAGGAACAAACTGTTTGGCTACCAGCTGCAAATAATCATGGGAAACGGTAGGAGGAGCGGTCAGTACCACCATGTTTTCAATCTCCTGTCTGGTCAAAACCTGGTTAAAAACCATAACCTGACCACCGGGAATAGACCTGGCAATTATTCGGTAAAATTCAGCGCCCATCGGCTTCACCACCTTTCGCTGCATGGCGTCTCGCCATATCCTGCAAGAGCTTCAAATGCTCCTGTTCATCTTGCAAGATATGGGCTATTATCCTTCGGTCTTTTGCCGAAAGGTCCTGCGATCCCAAAAATGCGCTGTAATCTTCAATTGCCTTGGCTTCAGATGCTATTAAGGTGCTGATGGTTTTCGCCTGCATTTTACATTCCCCCGTTCCGCCGGCGGCTGGCATCCGGCTCCGGATTCTGCTCTTTGGTGGGTATAGTAACCCAGTGGGCACCTTCCGGGATCTGAGTTCTGGCCTTACTTATCTCGCCGTCTAGCGCCCGGGCCAGCACGCGATCCCATTTCTCGTCGCTCCAACCCAGCACTTCCTTGAAGTTTTCCCTGCTCACGCCTAATGCGGCCCTAAGGGAATCCTCCAGCCAGTAGGCGCCTACGTCAGGCATCTTTTGGGCGATCCGGCGCGGCTTCTGGCCGGGTGCCTCCAAAAAGTAGCGCTCTCCCCAACCGTCGTTAACCCGCCAGAGCATGCCTTGACGGGTCTTGGCTACCTTCCTTATGGTATACGGCTTCTCATCCGCGGCGATTTCCGGCAGGGAGCGCCAGACCTTCAATACGGTCCTTTTGGATTTGGACAAAGGTAAAATGCTCAAAACGGTCATGATTAAGGATTTCATTACCGGTAATCCCTGCTCGCGGAAACTTGCGTAACCATCTTTGGCCACTCCTATGACATCAAGGATCTCAATCCCGGCCTGGGCCATAGGCTCGCGCAAATGCTGCAGGATGTTGTTGAGCACGGGGTTGTTGGCCACCGCCGACGGCGGTTCCTGGCCTGCCGCAAGAATCGTGGCAGCCGCATTGTCCTCAATGGAATATCTGGCTACTTCCCTGGCTATATCCCTGGGTTCGGTGGCAGTAATGTATCTAACTGAGTTAACTTCGTTCTTTGTGTTTAGAGTTAGAAGCATCACCTGTCCCGTCTTATTGCCTAAAACCTCTTGCGCGAGAGCCGCGGCCTCATGAGGCTGGGTTATTCGCTTCTTTTCCAGAAGTTCTTTTTTGGATCTGGGGAGGCCTTGTCTAACGCCGACTTTTTTCACCCGTTCGGTCCGTCGGCCTTGAAATGCAGGAATGGGAATTCTGTCATGTGCGATATATGGCCGGTCATATGTTTTATCAACACCCACATGAGTAAATTCGCCCTTACCGATGACCAGGTGGCCGGCAAATTCTATGCCCAAAGTATCAGCAACCTTATTCAACCTGTGGGTAACTGCAATATCCTCCTGCGACGGACTACTGTTACCACTGGGGTGATTATGCAGAACCCAGATCTTCTTGGCGTTGGACAATACGCTGGTTTTAAGCACCTCACGAGGGTGCATCATGGCAGAGTTCAATGTGCCAATCGAGGCCAGATGCACATTGAGGATGTTGTCATTTTCATCCAAATTGAGCACCCATGCCTGCTCCCGGTCCATGTCGGCAATGCCTTCAAAGATCGTGGCCACATCGTCTGGCCCTGTTACCTTGGCTCGGGGTACCATGAGGGACCCTTCACGCTTCAATTTTAAGCGCAGGGTGCTCTTACCTTTAAGTTGCTTCTCATAGTCCACGCGCTGCGTCTTAGATGACCTGGGTCCCGTACGGTTAGTTTGCCTTTTACTCACGCTTCCTTGGCGTTTTTCCTGACGTTTTTTGTGAGCCTCCGTTGCAACTGACCGATCTTCATGCCACGTCTGTGTTTGCGTCGCGGGCGTATCATCTCGCCAAAAACTAGTAATGTGCCGGTCGTAAAATTTCCGCGGCACTTTCCCACCAATGATTCGGCCATCCTCTGATATAAGGATGTGCCGGCCAGCCAGGGGACTATCGGGGTGCTTTTCTTTAGAAATAGTAATCCACCGCGCCCCGGCAGGTATGGGTTTTGACGCTTTCAAGAAAATCCCCATCGTTATCCTCCTTCATGCAGCCGGCCAGGTAAGGCGCCATCCCTGGGCCTGCACCATAAGCTTGACAGGTTCCCACATCACTATGCCCAAGCACTTTGCTACCTTCTCAAAGTCGCTCAACTGCCTTAAGGTGACTTGCCGTTTCGTTGGGTCTATATGGTAGTCATCACAACCGCACCGTTCCAGCAGTACTACCATTTCTTCATGAGTCATGACCGTATCCCCCTTTAAGTAAATTGGAGGCTAATCGGTTTCATGCCCGGAACCACCGGCCGCGGTCGGCACCTGCACCATGGATGTACAAGAGCCCCCGGCATCCATCCTTCATCCGGATCCCCGATTTTGGAGGCCTTACGTCCCACGTTCATACCGCCGGTAATCGTGATAATCTGCAGGATATCTTTTAACTTAAAAATTTTAGGCGTAACGCCGTCAGGTTCCAGGTACAACGCCTTGCAATGCTTGCATGCATCGGGTTGAACTAAGTAGTAAATTTCTTCAACGCCACTTTCCTGCAGAGATTGCAGGGTACCCAAGTTCTGACTATATCTCGTTTCGCTGACGGCCACCCGATGCCAGTCGCGGGTAGGATCCTCCTGCCGGAAGGCATTGTATATTTCGGTTGCCAGCTGGCGCCAGGAGGTCGCTATCTTATCCGTAGGCAGGGCTTTAAGTTCGGCCCAGTTAAGGGTCAGCAATCCCTCAGGGGCAAAGGGCATCTGCCTCAAATCCCTGGATAAATACTTGGTGACTATCTCCCGTAGGATGCGCTTATTATGGTTGAGCACCATGGTTTCCGCCTGTTTTGCCAGTTGTTCGCCATAACCAGTTATATAGGTAGCCGCATTGCCCCGTGCAATTTCAATAGCCAGCTGGTCTGCCCTGGTCATAGGAAGCTGCCGGGCCATTTGCTTCATGTGTTCATAGCTATCCCCGTCCCGCAGGACCTGGTACAGCCGGCCGGCGATATATGCATCCTGAATGCCGGCGGACAGATTAACGTCCGGGAGGATGATACCGGCCCGCTTCCAGCGTTCCTCGATATCTTTCGGGATGTTCCACCGCTCCGTACCCTTGATTCCCAGCCCCATGGCTTTCTTAAAGTGCAGTTCGATCAGCCGCTTTAGCTCGTCTATTTCGGCTTGCGACAGGAGCAAGGGAGGGCGGGGAGGGGATTTCCGTAGCCAACTCTTATTCATGTCAGAGCGGAAGCGATAAGCGAACCATTTTTCGAGGTTGCGCCCCAAGACCTCTAATATTGTTCTTAACCGTCGCGTCATGGATTCCACAATTTCGCGCATGTAGCGGTCCGGAATCTCGTACTCCCGCCATGACTTGGCCAGTATCTCCATCACGGGGGCGGCCACGTCTTCGGCCAGGGCAACCGTTGCCAAACTTTTCGCCAGTTCTAGATCGGAGAGATTGTGCCGTACCTCGATTTTCACAGTCATGTCGCCCCCTCTCGCATGGCGTTATCTCTTTCGATCACTCGTACTGCCTGCCAAAGGGAGGCCAAGCGGCCCGACCGATCCGGCAACATACCTTCTGGTCCAAGAGTTACAGTCCCGTTCTTTGTTCGAAAGGGCGCCGATTCCCGCGGGTCGTATTGCAGGAGCCGTATATTCAGAACCATTTCGGCCGGCATTTTCTCCAGCGTATCCCGGGCCGTACCGAGCAGCCACGCCTTGAGAGCCTGGCGGTTAGTGGCCACCTTTTTCGGCAGGCGGTGATCCTCAACGGCCCTGGCCAGGATTTCGGACGAAATGTTCAGGCTGCCATCAGACATGCCGGCAAGCAGTTCAGCGATATGGCGTTCTTTCTGATGGGCCGCGGTCGGTTGCCGCTTTTTGAGTACTGCCCGGATACCTTTTCCCAACTTGCCGACCCCAGCCTTTGGCAAATCGTTCCTATTCTCTGCGCCTGCCGTCAGATATTCCAAAAGTTGTTGTGGTACATATACCCGCATTGAGGGTTTCCCTTGGATGTAATAAACCGCCGCCCGGTGATTGCCGTCCGCCAGGCCCAGTTTGCCATTGTCATAGAGCGCATCGGCGATGGCCGGTGTAACCGGTCCTTTATCCTTCAGATGCTTTAGCAACCGGCGGAACTTGAAAATATGAAAATCCAGATGATTAACCTGCTCCCGGACTTTCCCGCCGTGCTCGCGGTAATAGGCCAGACGTTCCTTATCGAGAGGTCGAGTTAACTCGGTCTTGATCGCCTTGATAACTGCCTGCCTCTGTGCTTTCGTTTGCGGATTAGTGCTCACAAAATGAAAACCATCCCAATCAATTTTGCCCTCAGTGGCATATTCCAGAGCGGCCAGGTAGCTATCCCATACATTGATCTTGGACATGGGAACACGGGTTAGAACCAGCGGGCCATATTTCGCCACCAGCGCCCGGATCCTGACCGGCTCCGTGTAACCGACTTGCCGCGCGTATTCGTAAGCTTCTTCGCCGTTCAAAACCCGCTTTAATCCCATGTTCGCAATCCTCCCGCGGTTACATTAAAGCAATATATTTGGCCATATCCCGGCGTCGCTGCCGGGCTTCCCACCGTTCAAGAGCCACTTCTTTTACGCTCTTGGGATATAGAGTAATCACTACGTGTTTCTTTAGATCCACCACGGCGGCAATTTCATGTTCCTCACTCCAGACCTCTTTTACATCTCCTTCGTCATGGAGCACTTCCAGAGATCGGCAAAGTAAAGCTAGAATGATTAACTCCGCATGGCCGCGGCTGGCCTTTCTATCTATTCGTTCGATGTATTGATCAATGGCATGGTGGCTTGTCTTCCACTCCTTATTCCCTAAATAGATGCGCATGGCGTCCACCCCCGCCACTACGCGCCGGCTATTTGAGTTTCAGCGATTTTCACAAAGGAATAACCGCAGCGCTCATCCCTCCAAGCATAAGGAGTGGGAAACTCACGGCATAATTCGGGCCTGGAGGCATAAATAGCACAGCGGGTTTTTAATCCTGGTGTCCATACCGTCACCTCATTCCCATTTTCATCAATAAGATGCCGGCAGCGCAGAAGGTGGTAATCCGTGCCCAGTTTACGACCATTCAGATCCTGCTGCCCCGGTAGTTCTCTCTGAGGCTTGCCTCTCTGTTCCTGGCTGGACTCATAGATCGCCACGTCTAAAGGCAATTTATATCTTGCCAGGGCTTCAACAGCGGCTTCGTAAGTGAGCGGACTGCCGTTAAGCCAAAGCACAAATCCGATACAACAACTGCCGCATCGTCGGCAAGCACCAAGACGCCTGTAATCAGCCATCCTAACTCACCAACCTGATCTCCAAATATTTTTCTTGCCTAGCCGACCTGCTCTTGTTGACGGTTTCGGCCTTATGCTCGTCCTTATTGTTCGTTATGGCTACTTCATCGTCTTTCTTATCGCCACCCGGTTGGCCCACATCCGGCTGGTAATTACCGTCCCCGCCGGATCGCTCTTCCGTTTCATCCTGGGCGCCTTCCGCCTGTCCCTGCCCAGGTTGGCCTTGTTGTTGTGCGGCCGCCATGGCTTGAGCCTGGAAGTAGTAGGGACTGTTAATGTACTGGCCAGCGCCGTTGGGTAATTTGCTTAATCCCTGGCGGGCCCGTACTTCGTCTACCGTCAGATAGGTTTGGCTTTCAACATTGAGGCGGTCTACAATGGCCTTTTGGTCCTCCGCATTCAGACCCGTCCAGATCATACGCAGGTCTGGATATCGTGGCTTAATAATCGCCCTGGTCAGCCATTCGGCCATGTTCTCCAGAATGTCGCCCAGCCCTTCGTCTTGGGAAAGGTTGATCAGGGCTTCGGCGTTCTGGTGGCTGAAAATCGCCTGGCCGCTGCCGGCGTCGGTGCTGAAGTTGATGATGCCCGGGTGCATCCGGTAGGCCGCCGCCTTGAGATTAATAACGATGCGTATAAGTTCGGCAAATTGCATATCCTTCGGCGTGTCTCTCAGCTTCAATAGCTTCCCGTCAAAGGATTCCTTATCGCCGCCAGGCACCACTGGCAGCCGCCAGTTTTGACCTGGACCTACCTCACCGAGGATCTGGCGCTTGAAGGCTTCGAGCCCTTCCGGATCATAGTCACCCAGGAGAACCAAGATAGCTTCGGGATAGTTTTGCTTAAAAAGTTCCGTGTTGTAACGCCAGGCCTGGATGAAGGCGTCGGTGAACTCCAAACTCTGCTCTAGAGCCGAAACGCCATAGCCCCAATAATCAACCTCTGAAACAGGGTTAGTGATATCTACAGACATTTCGTCTTCGGTCCAAGCTGCCACTATTTGCTCGTCGATAACCTGCACCCAGGCCGCCTTCGTAAGGTCAATGCCATTGGCGTAGGACATACGCTCGGCAGCCCTGTCGATATTGGTTTCGCCGTTTTCTACCATCCAGGGGAGCAGGACCTGCAGGCGGGGGCGGATGGTGGCGGGATCTATGTAATGGAACTGCACCGGCCGGCCGCGGCGGTCTCGGTAGATCACGATTGCCTTACGGTCCAGGATCAACTCGTCTTTGACAGCTTCCACAAAGAAATGTTTTACAGTAGGATGTATTTCCCGCGTCGGGGTTTCCAGAATACGCTCAACTTCGTCGCAGCGCTTTTCAATGTCCTTTAGTTCGGAAGGGGTGGGCTTGAAGTTCGGGTCATTCCATCTGTCATGGACCACCCTGAATCCCAATTGCCGCTCATTGAGCGCCCGTTGGGCCATGCGCCTGATCTGGACCACCCGGGCGGCGATAATCACTTTGTCTATGGGCGACGCTTTGGCTACTTCCCGTAGGAAAGCGAAAGATGGAGTACGGATGGGCTTTTCCTGGCCGTACAGGGCGGTATGACGCCAGCGGTTATAATTGCTAAAGAAGCGGCCTCTCTTTTTTCGCTCGATTTCTTCGGACTTGGCTTTCATTAGCTCCCACGTCCCATCCGGGACCAGGATTCCGCTTTTTAGTTGGGTGTATCCGGGTATTAAGGCCATAAGCCAGCACCTCTTTGTTCCGGTTTCGGCGCCAGGGCCCGTTCCATGCGTTCCAATTCCGCACGCTGTTTGCCATTGTAGCAGTCAGGGCAGCGAATATCCTTGACCTGGCCGAACTGCACCAACACATAGCGGGGACCATCCGCAATCCGATTGGCGCACCGGCCGCACCGATATGGCTCACTACTCTCTACTTCTTGCCATAGAGCTAAGCGATAAGGATTAAACACTTAAAACCACTCCTCGAATGCCTTTTTCCCGCCGCTGGCGCATTGAATGGCGTTCTCGAAAGCGTCCAGCAAGTCATCGGCCGGACTGTTCGGGTACTGGATTGCCTCATCATAAAACTGCTGGAAGTAGGGGTCCGGCTGTCGGGTATTTGGATCACCCTTAATCCAGACCTGCCCGTTCTCGAAATACACTGAAAGGGCGGTAATCCGGCTGAATTTGGCACCTGTATTGCTCAGCTTTTTGATTGGCAGAACCGCCTTCGCCAGCATGGTCACGCCCTGGGCCAGCGCCTTTTGATACCCCTGCTTTTCAATCCCTATCTTCCGCGGCTTCCAGGTGTTGGCCTGTTCGATGATCAGGCGCACTTGCCTGGGAAAGTCTATTTTACCGGCGTACGGCCAGAGAATAACGATATCTTTCGCCTTAGTGATCCCAATGGTTACATGGGCAAAATAGTGGGCGCTTGCCGTTTCCTCTATTGCCGGATCAACTCCCTGGAAGATCTCCAATGGTTGGCCCTTAAAATACCATTTGTTTCCTTTGTACTCCAGGTCCTGCCTGGTATAGAACCGCCACCACTTGGGCGGGAAAATCTGTGTCGTTTCGTCTATGGGCTGGTTCATGTACTCCTGATTAAATTTCAGGGTACCTATCTGCACTCGTATCTGGCGCAGCGCCTCAAGTGGAAAACGAGTCGGCCAGAGAGGTGATCCGTCTTCTTTGACAGCCCGGTATATCTTCTGAATATAGACCGAGGCATGTTCGGCTTTAGGGTTCAGCAGTTTGGCCAGCAGGCTATCATAGTGGAGGATAGTGCCTATAACAATCAGATCACCCTCCACCGGATCTAGCATAGGCACTACTACGGCGTTGAACCATGCCCATGCCTTGGCCCGGGCATCCTCGGTAATAACATGATCGTCGTTCTCAACATCGTCAAGGATTGCCAGGTCTGGCCGATAGCTCCGGTATTTCATACCGCGCAGCTGGGTACCGGTGCCGCGGACCGTTACCCTGGTCCGCCAAACAACTACCGGCTTACCGCGCGGGGAGAGTATCGGCCGGCCGTCTTCATCACGCTTGCAGTGGACCACCACGATATCGGTGTTGGTCCACCGCTCCCCGTAGAGATCACCCCTTAGATCGCCGAAGTCTTCTTGCAGTCTTTCGTTTTCCTCTATTTCCTTACGGATGTCTACCAGGAACTGCTCCGCCGCTGTTGCTCGATTGGAAATAATTACGGCAAAACGTTTCTTCTGGTAACACAGGGCATGAATAAGATGCAGGAAAGTGATCCTCGTAGACTTGGCAAACCCGCGGGGGGCGGCTACAATCAGTCCCTTTTTCTCTCCGCGGGCCCTTTTTTCCTGAGCCTCGGCTACTAAATCATCTAACTCAAAATGGAACTCTGGTGTTTCGTCCCGGAAGATATGGGGAAAATAGTACCGGGCAAAAAACTCTAGGTCAGTTTTCCCCCTCTGGACCCTCGCTTGGCGCGCCAGATTCCTGACTTTCCGCAGTAGTTCCAGCTTCCAGGCCATCGGCCAGTCTTGCCAGAGCTGCGGTAATTGCTGCATTTGCCGCACCAGGTTTGCTGCCTGTTCCTGGAGTGCCGCCTTGTAGGACCGCGGCAAGTCCCGTGAGAGCAGCTGCAATTGCTCTGTCAATTGTCTGGCTGGCTCGCTCATCCAGGGTCACCGTCGCTTGCATATTGCCGGTAAAGTTGGCATCTATTTTTTCAACATGATTCCACCTGCCGGACTGTTTTAAGCCAATTTCAATGGCCTTTACATCGCCCATACGCATCCGCTTGGCCAGGGCCTTGATGGCGGCTGGCGTTTCCGACCAGAGGTATTCGTCTACCAAAGCATTGACCGCTTCTTTAAACCCAGGAAGTTGCTTGTACCGGGTCACGGTTTCCGGCCGGACCTTCAACACCTCAATTGCAAATTGTTCCTGCGTCATCTTGACGCCGTTCCATTCCTTGCCGGCCGCCATGAATTGAATAAATTTGAGTACATTGGGCGGAAAGTTATTATTGAGGTCTCTTGCGGTTTCTACGGATATTTTCCGCCGCTTCTTCTTTTTGGCCGCCATAGCACATCTCTCCCTGTCAGGGCCTCCTGGCGGCAATATTTTCCTACTTCCACGCTAAAACTGCCGCCGTGTAAAGTCAAGTCGCAAGGCTAAATGTCTCGCAAATTCAAGTATAAGCCTGCCTATGCCATGCAGTTACATGCAAATAGCATGCTATTTGCATTTATTAGCCGGTTATTTTCAACCAAAACCTGCTACCGCAGTAACAAGGATAAGAGGGTAGGGTAACTTCCTCGGAAAAATGATATACCGCACCGCACCTGGCGCAACGCCAGGCCCTGGATTTAATGCGCTCCTTAGGGTTGATCCTATCAGGGAACCGCCCAATCTCTCTTATAACATCGTGCTCATCCATAATGATTGGCCCACTCCTTGAGACTAACTCCTGTCCGTGCGCTTTTGATGCTGCCTTTCTCTCGTAACGGCCGCCACGTAGTTAGCTTCCTATAGAACTATTCAAGCCTCTCCTTTCCATATGAACGATTTCACCTCGCGGGGATGATATCCATAGCATCGCCCATTTCTGGAATACTGCCACATCCGCCAGGGCTCATAGAACTCCCTACAGCGGTTCCGCTCCTTATCGGCTCTAATGCAGTTATTACACTTATTGATCAATTTCTCTGCGTCCTCCGGTCGAGAATGGTAAAAGATGACTATTACTTCACGCTCGCGATCAATGATATAGTTTTCAATCCCAGCAGACTTCAAACGAGCCTCTATATTCCCGCGGCTCATCGTTTCACCTTCATTTCCCGTTCACTAGCCACTATCCCGCAATCCGCGCAGGTCCAAGTTCTTTCTTCGTCAGTAATAATGGTTGACGGGATCATCTTCCCACGCCGTGGGAATTCCATTGGATCGCTACAAGGGACATGCCACCAGTAGCCAGCCTCAAAGACGAATTGGCGATTATCCGCACTTTGTTGCTCCATCCGTTCAGCCTCCTTCTTGCCTCTTGCCTTCAGTTTTTCAACAATCCGATTCATATGTTCGGTCGCCACCACCTGGGCCAGAGCCCGGTCCTCCTCGCTCTCGGCCTTGTCCCCCATCAACCCTACAAATTGGCTTACTTTGAGACCCAGCGCCTCCTGGATGCTTTCGTCTGATCCCTCGTCGCACACCAGGTAGTAACAAAGCACCGAATCCTCTTGGCCAATGCGGTGGGCCCGGTCTTCCGCCTGGGAGTGAATAGCCGGGGACCAGTCCAATTCGCCAAATACCACACAGGTGGCCTTGTGCAGATTCAGGCCAGCGGCGGCCCGCAGGGAGATGATAACCACCGGGGATCGGTCTTGCATAAACGCTTCAACGGCCTGTTCCTTTTCTTTAGGGCTTTCTTTGCCCGTAATCCGCACCGGCTTAAATTCTTTTAATTCTTCCGCATAAATATCAAATACTGCATGATGGTAGGCAAACAGTAGTACCTTTTCGCCCGCCTCCAGCAGCATCTTTACAAAGGCCGCAACACACCCTGCTTTTGCAATGCCGGTGGCCTGACGGGCACTATTCACTATTTCCCTGGTAGTTCGTCCTCTCTCGAAAGCGTCTTTAATGGTATCCAGCATACCAGCCTTTTCTACAGCCTCCTGGATCAACTTTCCGTATACACCCCGGTCACAATCAACTGTCTGGACTACACGGCGCTTCGGTGGCAATTCCTTGAGCACCTGTTCTTTTGTCCGGCGAAGCATCAGACCCTCACGTTTCAGGTAATCACCCAGCAGTTCGGGTTTTACCACGATATCAGAGCCATAACCGTAGCACCATTCCCTGGTGAAGGAGTCCCAATCGCCCAGGCAGTGGTATTCGAGGATATTCAGTACGTTCCAAATCTCGCCCCCGCGGTTATAGATGGGAGTTCCCGAAAGCCCTATCACGTCCGCTGTATTCTGAGCCAGGAGAGAAGCGGCGCTGTACTTTTCGGTGCCCTTATGGCGCAATTCCTGGATCTCATCGAAGATCACCGCCTTAAAACCGAAGTCGGGCAGGTACTTTTTCCAGCCGCGCAGAAGCAAGTAGTGAATGATATAGATACTGGCTGGCGGCAGATCATACGGTTTGAGACCCTGGATAACATGCACCCGGTCGTTCATGTTGTACTCGCCTTCAAAGAGCGTTACAATTTGCCCAGGCGGGGCGGGGGGGACCAGAAAACGCCTGATTTCTTTTGTCCAGTTGATAACCAAATGGGGCGGCACCACAATCAAAGCCGGAAAGTCCTCCGCGGCTGCCAGGAATGCCAGCGCCTGCACAGTCTTACCCAGACCCATTTCGTCGGCCAGCAAACAGCGACGGTTATTAAGGAGAAATGCCAAGCCTTCTTGCTGGAATGGCCGCAGTTCCCCTTTGAAAGTTGGGGGCGGGAGGGCCTTCTGTGGGCGCAGGTAAATCTCCTCCCGCTTCAACACGTGTTCCGTGGCATCCTCCAGGGCCGCTCGCCATTTTTCCGGCTCCATTATTTGTAGAGGGTACCGCAGCATTAACCAGTTCAGGTCGCCATTGGCCCGCCGGTTATTGTGAAATCTGGCCTGGCCCGGCCGCCGCCCGTCACTGCCCGGAAATAACCTCTTGGCCATTTCAATAACGCAGGGCTCGCCTTCAATAACCCAGGAGTTGTCCTGTTCATCGTACCTCAATGTTCCATAATATCTGCTCGCCGGCCCGGGCGGGCGAAGGTAGGCAGGCAATTGTTTGGTTTCAATCAAAGCGCAACACCCCATAGCTTGTTCAGGCCAAAAGATATACATGGTTTTCCATTCATTTCGCGCGAAATGTTTACATTGCGTTCTACCACCAAGATAACAGCCTTGATCTCAGGAGAAGAAGTATAGCGCTGAAGTTGCCGCATTACCTTGGCCCTGGCCGGCTTGCCTTTCTTGACTTCGATGCCTATTCCTCCGTCCACAAGAAAATCTATCCTGTTCCTTGGTCCTAAATAATGTTCCCTGTGGTAACATATGCCTGCAGAAGTAAGCCGCTCGGCAACCACCATTTGAAGGTCATATTCCTCCAGGGTCACCTCTACCCGTATATCGGAAAGGGCCCGCAATACCTCGTCCAGGGAATGTCCGGTACCCCCCAAAATTGCCATTTGTTCCATTGCTCTCACCTTCTTTGCCACAGCGCCTGCCTGTACTTTACCAAGACCTCATCCATCTTCGGGCGTAGGTGTTCCGGCGCTCCATCCCGGCACCGTTCGCACGCGGCCAAATCCCAGCGGTCAAGTGGGTACTGATCAGGAGAGGGTTCGGGGCCTCCAAGAGCATACTCAACCATTGCGTTTGAACTAACGCCGACATCGCGTTCCTCGCTAAATATGCAACTGCCGGCCTTCTTAGCCCTCTCGCGCAACCAATCACGCTCGGCCGTAACACGGCGAAGGTGTGTCAATAACGCTAGTCCAGCCTCGTTGTCAATAGCAGCTTCCAATTCTTCCGGGTAATTGAATTCGGACCAGGCGGCGATCTCACCATTTAAATGCCATCCGGCCACCCCGCAGCTCTCTCGGATGATTGCCAGCACGCCTTCTATCGCCAGCCTCATGGCTGCAACTTCCAATTCGGCCAATTCTGTGGGGTTTTGTTTTACACTTTCAGAAACGCTTTCACCGCTGGGACTTAAAGCCTGGCCGTTATATTGCTCAACCATGGTATCCCTCCTCAGAAACAATAATCTGCTTCGATCTCTTTGCAGTCAATCTCCACGACATTGAACTCTTCATCAATCCGAACATTTTGGACCTCGTAAAGCTTGTCTCTCGTTTCAACCTTGATGATATCGCCTTCGCACAGTCGCTGTATAATTTGGTCTGAGATGGTTTCGTGTACCATGTTCCCATCCACCCAGATCTGCACCACGTCTCCAGGTATTATGAAATACTCCATGGTGCTCGCCTCTAATTGTCTATAATTCCAACAAGCAGGCCAATGAACAGACCATTGGGGTCCGCCTTGCCGGCGTCGTCAACTGTTACAAGATGGATATGGTATCCGAGACCTTCCGGGTCTTCCAAAAGCTCCGAAAGACTGTCCCGCAGATAGGTCAACCCTGCTCTGTCTCCGTATATTTCCGGGCCAAAGTCGCCGCTGGGTTTGATCTTAAGGCGGTAACTCTCTGGTTTTTCAAGTTCGGCCTTCTGAATACGGTAAACGGCGACCTTTTCAAACATGGTAGCGCCTCCTTTCGTGTGGCTTCGATCCGGGCCCTTTGTAATACAGCCCGCAGGTGCAGTTCGGCCGCCTTCAGGTCAAGAATGGCGGCGTCTACTTCTTCGGCGCCCGACGCCGCATTGAAACGGTTTTCAGCCGCCGCTAGGCCATTGAGCGCTTCCGCCAGGGCGGGATCTATAAAACCCCATCTTATCACCCGTCCTTCGTCATACATGTTTTTCCCTCATTTCCGCTATATGTTTTTGCGGTGGCACCTCACCTACTGAAGCCTCATCATCTTCCACCATGAGGATCCGCCTAACTCCTACAACCCGCTTAGTCCCAATGACCCCAGGTATCCGAAAACGGGAACCTATTCTTAGATCAGTCCTATTAAAGAAACCAGCCACCAACGATCTACCTTGCATGACAATATCGGAGAACGCCGCGTCAAAAAGCAGATCTGATCCGGTTATAGGTTCTTCGCCCCGTTTTCCTACGGCCAATAATGCCGCCACAAAGAAACCGGCCATCCCTCCTAGAATTGCCGCTACGATTATCCATGCGAAGTTCATTATCTGTTCCTCCTTTATTCAGCCTTTGCCTGCTCCATGTAACAAATCTCATAGGTATGCTCGGCAAACAATTCTCTAAGGTTAAAGCCAGCGCGCTCTACTGCCATCTTAAGGTAGTTAGGATTAAGATCCACATAAATACTGCTGCGACCTAATCTTTTAGCTACTAATGTCACCGTACCCGCTCCTCCAAAACAGTCGAGAACAACGCACGACCCGGAACCATCATTCTCGGAACAAGAACATGTAGGGAACCATCCTTGGGTTTCCGTTATGGTAGGCCGCCAGGGAACACTGCTGCCCAAGTGGTTATTCGTTCTATCGCTGCTTCCGAGTTTGCGTTCTTTGTTGCCGCTACCTTTGCCTGGCACCGGCCGGGGTTCGCCTGTTACCCTTTTCCATGGCGACCCACATTTCGGGCAGGCCATTGGGCTTGTCCCAGCTAAAATACATGGTTCCACCAAGGCGCGGGGAAAGGTAGCGAAATGAGCTCCGGGAAATGGCTCCGGCGATATAGTCCACACATCCCGCCGATTGCGGCCATTTGTAGTATCAAGTGTCTTGAAGCCCTTATGTGGCTGCATTGCTCCCTGTGTATTCCAGGGCTCGTTAGACCTGTCACGGCCTCTGGATTCAGGGCCATAACGCTTATCGTAAAGGTGGGTAACGGCCTCTTCCTTTATCGCCTCGGCATCGTAATAATAGGTCCTGCTTTTAGCCACAAGAAAGATATATTCGTGCGCTCTGGTGGGCCGGTCGGTTACGCTTTCAGGCATCGGATTGGGCTTCGCCCATATGATGTCGCTTCTTAAATACCAACCGTCGGCCTGCAGAGCAAAGGCCACACGCCAGGGAATGCCTATTAAGTCCTTATGCTTAAACCCGAAAAAATCACCTCTATTCGATTGATTATTGTACAGGTGTCTGCCTGTGCCTTTTTGTCTTCGCCCTTTATCCCATTTGCCACCCTTACCCGGACTCGCAAAGCTATCTCCTAAATTTAACCATAGGGTCCCGTCTTTTCTTAGGACACGCTTTACCTCACGAAAAACCTCCACCATTCGATCCACATATTCCTCGGGTGTTGCCTCTAATCCATATTGGCCGTTAATACCGTAGTCGCGAAGGCCCCAATAGGGGGGAGAGGTAATACAACAATGGACACTTTCCTCGGGGAGTTTCCGCAGTACCTGCAAGGCATCGCCGCAGTAGAATATATGATGTGTCTTGGTTATAACCCCCATTCTTATTCACCCTTGCCAAATAAATTACGCACCGCCTTCTTGTCGCGTTTGTTCCTGATCCTTATTGCCCACACATCAAAATCCGCACGGTAGTAAATCCCGCTTCTGCGTCCGATGGCTTTGGCTACCTCGGCAACTGCCTCCCGGCGCCTGGACACTACATAATCATGCCCGTTCGCCCCGAGAAAAAGCTGGGCGTCATCTGTTGCGCGTTCCCGTAAGCCCATCGGGAAATTCCTCCTAGGTCCAGTAATGCCCTTTCATTCGCCATTCTCCTTCTCTCCTTCGCAGATTCAGTTCCAGGATTTACGACGGTATTTCCGCCTGCCTCTCAGCGGTTTTTGCGGTCTGTTCTGCCAATCCTGCAATTGACTTGCAATGACGAGCAGCATTATTATTGGGATTGCCCAGAACACGTTAAACATCGTCCATGAGGTGAAATCGTTCATAGCAGTGGGCCACCTTCCATCGGGTACTCATCCCACGTCCGGCCGTCAAGAAGGCGGCCGGCGCGTTTTTTCCCAACTCGCCCCATGCAGGCGTCGGTATCCAAATCTTCTGCATCCCCTGGCCGAATTTGCCCATCGTAAGATACATAACTGCATTCAGGAGGCAATGGGCCGTTGTCTCGATAAGGTACCCATTCTCCCCAGGATTTGAAGAAAAAGGGTATGCCTGCAGTAACTGCTTGATCTCGTAAGATCCGCGCCCAATCCGGGTGCATGGGGCGGGCACCTGGGCCGGTTTCTCCACCACATATGATCCAGTCCAGGGTTCCTTCGGTTATACCGATGTTTAGCCGGCGAATGTGGTAACCATTGCGGTGCCATTCGTCCTTAAGCGGATGATTATGGTAAGGCAAGTATAGTTCTAAATCCACTGGCCCAAGCAGTGGCTCTGCGCTGATGAACCGCACCGCCGCAGGAGTCTGGAGCAGCAGAGGTATTCGCTCGTCGGCGGCCTCTTGGTTCTCTACGCTTACACCAAGCCATACATTGCGAAGAGGCCAGGGGCCGACTTGTTCCGGCTTTGGTAGGCCAAATTCTCTTACCACCTGCGATTGAAACCAGCCAACATGGAATTGAAAATCCTCGTCAGTTAGTAATTGAAAAGCCCGCCCAGGACGTTTTGTGAGGATACAATAGATATGTTGCCTGGCCAAGTCCATGATGGCAAAAACCTTGGCGATAAACTTCTCATCAACGGCCTCATGAAAAAGGTCACCCATTGAGTTAACGAATACTCGTTTTGGCTTCCGCCAATGAAGTGGCTCTTCTAACCGCTTCGGGTGCAATGTTACTTGAAATGGATTATTAGCCGGATAACCGCACCTGCCAGCCAGACGCCGGGCAAACCGCTCGGCATAGCAATTCTGGCACCCCGCACTGACCTTGCTGCAGCCGGAAGTAGGGTTCCAGACCATATCAGTCCACTCTATTTTGGATCCTCTCATGTTCTCTACCTCCGTAAATCATGCGCTTTGGGGTTAAGTCCCCACTCTACTGAATACTTTTTCAGGGCTTGTACCATCCTTCCATGGCTTTAAGTGATATACTTCGCCCTCTGGCAGGATGGGCTGCCCCTGTTTATTGAAAAATAACCTCAGATGTACCACACCTTTAATATTTACCGCCGGTTCTTTCCAGAGCCATCGCAGTGCCATGGGATGCAGATCAGAGAAAGCCAACTCCGCCCAATGCCTTACTTCTTCCCGGGGTGGTTCCTCCAAACCGAATGATTGCGCCTTACGCCCCGATTCGTAGTCTAACGGTATCAATCCGGTGCGCTTGTAGTAACGCGAACCTAAAGGGGTTATGACTCCTTGGATAGACAACCCAAGGTGCAAAGCTCGGTCGTAATCCGAATTTTTCCACCAACCGCACTGATGCAGGCCTATTTCAAAGGCCATTGTTACACGGACAAGGGCATCCGGACATGTAATGCCTGGTACATCCATCATGCGCAACGGCAGCGATCGGATATGGTTTTCCATGGTCCCATCTACCGGGTTAGCAAACGCGTTAAATCTAATCCTTTGGACCATCGGACGATATCGTTTTATACGTTCTTCCGCATTACTCATAATAATCTCCTTTCGCCTTTTTTCGGGGTATCTCCGGAATGACTTCTGGTTCAGATACTTCCCACCGTAACTTCTGTTGTACCAGAATGTATATCTTTTCTTTAGGAAAAAATGAGTAAAAGGACCCGCAGGGCCGGAGTAACCTGGCCGCTTCCTTAACCCAACTATCAGTAAATGCTATGAACTCGCTATCGTCCTTAAAGTAATCCCACCAACCAAAATCATGACTATGCCAAACCGTACCGTTGTTTCGCATAATCACGGTGTCGTTAGCCACTCCATAGGGAGGATCGGTAATAACGAGGTCCACACAAGCATCTGGTAGGTCAGCCATAATCGACCGACAATCCCCAAGATAAAACCTGTGGTGTAGCTTCACCGGCACCATCTCCCAATACTTTTCTGGTATCAAACGGAGCGGGGAGGTCCTGCCCCTCCTGGCCCCTCGCGCCGTCTCCCGCTACTTCGTAGCACTGGCGGGATCATACTCTTGCCCTCGTTGCGGGGATCGCGTTATCTCGTCACGCTGCCGCTCCGAATTTAAACGATTCCTGCCGCTTTTGCGATACTCAAGCCGCGGCCGGTAACAGGATGCACCCAAACCACTTGACCGTCCTTTAGGGCAATCACTATATCGCCATCTACCTCATCTATCTGCACTAAATAACCCTTGTAAAGATAGACCCCATATTCGCCGCCTAAAACTGTTCTCTGTTCCATGATCTTCCGGCCTTTTGTCCTTATTTCTTCAGCTGAAAGATTAACCCAATCAATCACGCCGTTACCACATCCCTTATTTCGGCATCATTATTCGGAATGACCCAAATTCCTGTGCTTCCCAAGGCCCACTCGCCCTTGGCGCTCACCATTAGGGCGAAAAGTATCTGCTCTCCAATGGCCCGGGCAGCCGGCGGGGGTACCGCATTGCCTATTCGCTCCCGCCAGCGGGCATCAGAATTCCCGGCCAAAATCAGGGGCTTGCCGTCCGGCATAACCGCCGGAAACCCCTGGAGAACCGCCAATTCCAAGGTAGTGAGGGGCCTGTGCCATGTCCCGTCAAGGGCGATAATCACTGGGGGCGGGTCCGGCCTCTCATTATCAGTCGGGATGCGGGGATCTGCCACGGCTGCTGCACCGGCGTGGATATCGTTAGCTCCAATAACTGTCGCCGATGGCTGGTCCCAGGCCTGGACCTTATAGGCGCCGTTTCGTGGTCGGCAGGAAAGCCTTGGGTCGGCCACCGCCGGCGCTCCGCTTCCGAACCTGGTGCCCGTCACGCAGGGTCCGGGCTTATCCCACTTGACTACCTGGTAAACAGCCGGATGGCGGTTATCTCTATGGGGTAGGCGGGGGTCTGCGATGGCGGCCATGGCGTTACTCCCCCGCACGCTGGCCGAACCGGTGATTGTTGTAGCTGGCTCATTCCACCGTCCAACCCGAAAAGCGCCATCCCGTGGAACATACTCCAGCCGGTACTGGTCGAGTGCAATCTTATCAAGGTCCCGCCAGTCCCCGCCCGCAGGAATAAGAGCCAACCTAACCCATGTTTTCCACTGAAGCCTGGGCAGGCGGTGCATGAGGCCCATTGCCGGGTCGTCTGGTAAGGGCAGCGGCCCCAACACCTCACCGATGGCCCGCACCCGTCGTATAGAAGGCCGATAAACAATCGCACTCATTTTTTGCTGGTTTCGAGCGATCAATAGGTACCGTTTGCGTCTCTGCGCCAGGCCGCCGATTTCCCCACAGTCATGGTATCCTTCGTGGAATAGGTAACCGTGGGCGCCCAGGAGGCGTTTAACTTCCTGCAGCAGTCCTTGCCCGCGGCTGGTAATCCTCGGGACGTTCTCCAGCATTATCACCGATGGTAAATCATCCTGGAACGCTTCTATGGTCAGCCGCAATCCACGCACCACCAAGCGGTTGAGTGCCTGATACTTTGCGCTGGTGGCTTTCTGGCCCGGGAGTAGACCGCTAAAACCCTTACATGGGGGCGAAAGAAAAACCACGTCAGGGCACTCGCCTCTTGTTGCTGCAAAGAGATCATCGGCGGTAGCTTCCCGCCAGTCTGCCGGCGGCTCATGACCGTGGAAAGCCTTATAATCATCCCGGCTGAACAAGTCAATCTGCGCGGCCGGCGCCCCGGTCAACGCCTCGAAATCCTGACAGGCCTCCTCGTCAACGTCTACCCCGGCCAATGTCCGAAACCTGCCGACCACTCCCTTGTATTCTGATATCGCCTGCTGAAAACCCAGGGCCGCTCCACCGATACCGCAGAATAAATGCAGCACACTAAATTCCTGTGTCATGGCCTTACAACCCCACCTTAGTTCCTCGGGTTTGCCCGGATTGATGTCTATCTTATGATCACCACGCTGGTCTCTCTTAAAATGGGAATCGTCTTTCCCTTCCGGCCAACTGCTTTTGGCAGAATGCGATAACCTCATCCGAAGCCGACTTGGACATCACGACCAGAATATCTCCGTCAGATCCCAAGAGTCTCACTGCAAGATGGCCATCGCTGTTGTAGCTTACTTGGGCCCGTTGACCTGCAAGCCGTTCCTTAACATGCTCGTGCCCATTGGGCCGCTTAATAATCTCGATCATGCTATTACCTCCCGCCATGTTTCACTCTAGAATGTTTGAAAGGCATCTTTACTGTTTGAACCATGTTGTGGAAATGCCCCATCCAGGTGTCAATCTGACGATAGAGATCTTGGAGTTCCCCGTTATTGTCAATTTCTAGTACCGTCAAATGGTCGAGTTCAGTTTCAGAGATATGGTTAAGCCGCTCCAAATCCACCTTGCCGTCACGCTTTTTAAGCCTGGCCAATCTGGTCTCATAATTGCAGTTCAAGCGTACCGGCTCAAAGCCCTGGCCGGCAAAAAACTCGAATTCGTTCCTATACCTAATGTCCTCAACCACAACATCGGGAAAAGCTTCGTCTTCAATCTTGCGGTGAAGGTATCTAATCCAGACTTCCGGATCTATCTCCCGCATTTTGGTCCCCAGGTCCTGATAAAGGGTCCTGTTTTTGCCATGATGGGGAAATAGTTCGCGGGCAATCTCTTTGAGCTTATCAGACAGAGCATACCTCTCGAAACTATATTTCTTAACCAGATATTCCGCAGTGGTGCTTTTACCCGCCCCGGCCTTACCTAAAAGCATTATCCTCATTATCGGTCCACCTCGATCCGTTCAAAGTGAATTCCCGCCTCGCTCAACAACCGCTGCGTCATATCGTCCGGGTACCCGTCGGCGAAGTAGATGGCCTTTATGCCGGCGTTTATCAGGGTCTTAGCGCACATGCTGCAGGGCTGATGGGTGACGTAGATCTCGGCACCCTGAGTACCAACACCGAACACGGCAGCCTGAATAATACAGTTCTCTTCGGCGTGTACGCCCCGGCATAATTCGTGCCTCTCGCCGGAATTGACCCCTAACTTATCCCGTAGGCAACCCACCTCGCGGCAGTGAGGGAGTCCTTTGGGCGCGCCGTTGTATCCTGTAGCTATCAGTCTGTTATCTATCACCAGGACCGCTCCAACCCGGCGCCTGAGGCAGGTACTGCGTGCCGCCATAGTCCGGGCTACGGCCATGAAAGTCTCCCGCCACGAAGGCCTGCCCTCATACCGTCCCATGATTAAGCTCCTTTGACACGACGATTGGAAATTGCCCTAACTTCAGTGATGGAGAAAACGTTATCCCCGTTGATCAGCATCTGTTCGCCACCAGCCATCTGTATGACCATCCACCCGCCAACGTTACCCAGTTTTTCCACATCAGAAACGGTCTCGGTGTCACCGTTACTGTACTTGATAATCAGGCAGGTCCGGCCGACGGTCTCTAGACGTTCTTCTTTAATTAGCATTTTCTTATAGCCTCCGTCCTCGGTAAGCTTATAGATGACAGTCTTGGTAAACTCAATACAACACTCCGGGCAAAAGTAGCGGTCCGGTTGGCGCTGCATTCCGTAGGTTAGCTTATTGGCTTCCTTCCCGCACTTGGGGCACTTCATGCCATATCCTCCCCGGGAAGATTAAGCTCCTGGAGAAAAGACCGCACCGCCCGCACAAGATTATCTTCCGCCTCGCCTGAAGGGAAAAGAAATGGTTCTACTACCACCCCTACAACTCCCAAGGGTATGTCATAAGGATGGTCGTCAATGCAAACATGCGGCTTGTCGCCCTGTGTGATCCGGGCGCCCTTTTCGTAATAACCGTCAAGATATTTATCCAAACCGTGTAGACGGGCAAATCTTCTGGCGTGCTCTACCCCGGCGCCGGACCAGAGGAAAACCCGACGACCCTCGGCTTTTAACAGCCGGAACAGTTCCAGGCAACCAGGCCTCACAGAATGTGGCGGCCGTAGAGCCGCTATGGTGCCGTCTACATCAAAGAACACGTTCACCTGTTATCCCCTCCTTGCTGGAATTTTCTATTTCGGGCGAAATGGCCCGCCTCTCCAATTTGGCAGAGGTATAATTCATAAGCCCGTGGATAAATTCCCTTATTTTGCTTTCCTCCCAATGGTAGTGCTTCATCAGGTACTCCCCGGCCATCATCACGGCAGCTTGAAATCCTGCTTTAACCGCCTCTTGCTTCTCGTTGTCGCATTGCTGGCGCAGCGCCCGTAGGCGTGACTTAAGTCGCTGCATATCACCTTTGCCCATTGCTTTCCCTCACCCCACCACGGGAAATTAGCCGAACCTCGACCTGCCGCCGACCCCAGGCCTTGGCTTTTTGCGGGTCATCAAAGTAAACGTCCAACCTGTTGCCTTTAATGGCCGAACCTGTGTCCAGCGCCACCGCGTAACCATATCCTTCTATCAATAGCACAGAATGGAGGGGAATGACATCGGGATCAACCGCCACAGCGCCCCGCATAGCCGGCAACCCGGAAAAGGTTATGCCATAGTCCGGATCTCCAGGTTTTTTCCCAGTGCTTTCATAGTCCGAAGTATAGGCTGTTGCCTCCATAATCAACGTTGTTCCTTCAGGTAACAGAAGGGCATGGATATTACGGTTAGATAAGGCGGCGGAGTGATCGTTTCCGCTGGCGAATGTCTCTGAAGATATAGTTTCCAAGCTACTGCCGGGCGCTCCTGACTCCGAACCTCCTTCGCCGGTCTTCGCTGCCAAAAGCCACACTATAAGAGTTATCGCCACACCCAGTAGAAAATAACCGCGTGGTTTTACTTGCATTTTCCCGGTCATTTAGATCCCTCGCCTTATTGTTTGATTGCCCCTGGAATAGATGACATTCCGGGCAGTCCTTTTGTGCCTCCTTTAACAGCAATACCAATGCCTTTGCATCTTTGATTGTGTCCATGGCAACGCGCATTCCTTGAACTTCGCGGTAAAACCTGAGGTCGCTTTCGATGTTCTCGGCATACTCCAGGGCTTTAGCCAAAATACCCTTTGCCTCAGTCTCCAAAGCAAATAACTCGGCATCGTTATCGTAAACGCGGGCATAGAGAAGTACCAAAGCTTCATTAGCCATTCCTTACCGCCCCTCTCGTTAGAACGTTCTCCATTGATGGATAACCCACCCCGCTACAATCAGTGCCCACCCGACCATAGCGATTACAAGGAACCAGGTAGCGCATTTTTCCAGTCGTCGGCTAAATATGAGTCTTTCGCCAAACCGATATAAACCCTCATCTACCGCTCCCAATTTTTGTTTGATATTCATTGCCGGTTGTCACCTCCAATCTCAGAGGCCCAGGATTCAGGATTCAGTTATCCAACATAAGCGGCGCGGAAGCCGATGTTCGCAGTCGCGTTCGACCGCGGGGAGATCAAGTTCAGGGCGAACACACCCGCGCTGGCACCGTTGTCCCAATAGCCACCGCGGAGCGGCAAGCGCTCGCCGTAGTTTCTGACCCAAATATATTCTGGTCCTGAGTAAGAGGGCAGGGGAGCAATGGCTAAGTATTGAAGCAGCGCAGGTATCTCTATCCCTTCGGCCGCCTTCAGTTCCCGGAAGGGACAGCTGGCATAGGCAAGATAATCATCGCTATTAGGATCAGAAGGGTTCATCTGATTGATTATTTTATTGTTCAGTATGGGCTTGCAGCCAAAATCGTCTCTGGGATTAACATGATCCTCGGCGTCAAAATAGATTCCGGTATCTTGCCAATCGGTAACGTCACCAGCCTTATTACCGGTCATGAAATTATTGTCTTTGTGGACATATATGCGGCCATTGACAAGCTTTAAGCCGTCCACCCATTCCCACCAATCGCGCTGTACCGCTGTCCGGCCATGCTTCAGTTCCCAGAGCGCCAGGGCCGCCCATTCGGCATTAGTTAATAAATGCCAGCCATAGCCTTTGTTAAGGCACAACTCATAGGCCTCGTCGAAGTCAATACCTGTGGTGGGCTCACAATCAGGCAGAGAATAGGCAGCGTCGCCATGAACAATGTTCTGCCACATGGAAATATAGATGGCAGGCTTAACCTTCCCATTGACAATGAAAGCAGGGTGCGGGAGATTTGGAGCGCCATCAATTACTTCGTTCAAATTAAACCTCGGTATCTCAAACATCAGCGACGGCTTGCCAAAGCGGTCATAAATAATTGTTCCGGTGCCACTTGCAGCCTCGTCTAGTGCCGCCTGAAAATGTTTTGAATTTGGGCCTCTTCTAACCATTTGATTACCATCCTTTCTTAATTTGACTTAATCCCCGGTTTCGGGGTTCGCCTCCATCATGCAATTAACTTCCAGAATGTCCTTTATTTCCGCCCCCGGGTTGGCCCATCCCAACCCGAAATTATTAATGATTTCCTTGAAGTCCTCAATGTCATGTTTTCGTACCGATCCGTCTGGGTCTATGTGGCGTAGCTCATGGTAAATCAAGAGATTCAGTTGGTTCTGGGTCATGTAGCTTATGGCATTCATGCGTAGTTCCAGTACGTATGAATATCCGCATAGCACCTGCAGCCTCTCGGGCAGCTTGGTTATAGTGGCCAGAGCGGTACGTTGACCAGGTTTGGGAACCAGCCAGTGGTTTTCAATAAAAGCGATATCCTCTGGATCCACATGGCTAATGATTTGGTGCTTTCTTACGAGGGCTTCAGCAATTGGCCGCCAGCATTCATTATTGAGGATATATCGTTCTGATGCTTGTTCCCCGGCCATCTTCCCTCACCGTCCTGCATAAGCGGCGCCAAAAAATCACATCCTACGCCTGGGGCCCATGGCACCGGCAGTGCTATTTGTTTCATCTGTTCCCACGTGACCGACTTATGACCGCCCGCCTCGGCCTCTTTGAGAACCCGCCGAAATGATTCGTACGGCCAAAGAAATACTAACGGCTTCCCGTTACCACTCTTGCCGACCAAGTAAAACGCCCTGCCACCCGCTGCGGTCCAGGCCTCTAGGAAATCCATCTGGTGCTGGTTTGGATACCAGTTTCGTTGCCATTTTCTGGTTTGACGGCCTACAATAATCCTGAGATCAAACCGCTTATCGTCGGAAGTTTCCTTGGCATCAAAGGCCACGCCAACGCCACCCCGCATAACACCGATGAAGTCAACCGTGCTGTCCTTCTCGTAGAAAGCCACAAATTCATTCGCTCTCAGCCCCTGCACCCTCCGCAATGACCGGCCGATAGGGGTGGGTACCTTCTGGATTACCGCAATATGGTGCTGTATGTAATAAGCGCAGGCCTGTTCAATAATCAATTCCAAACCCTTGCCGCGGTTCCCAGCGTAACTCATCGTTTACCCGCCTCCCGCCGGCGCTTCCGGTAGCACTTAATACACAAGCCGCCCTGTGGATATCCGGAAGGCTTCCCACATTCGGGACATGGTGGTGTATTTTTAGGATCAAATGCTCGGGGTTGTAACCTCTCTGCCTTTCTGCCAGGGCTCGTTTTCCTGCTCAGCGTCCTCACCAACCGTTCCACCAGCACCCTCTTTACTTCACTGGCGGGTATCCGGTATTCAAATGCCAATCCGCCACCGTAACGGGATGGAACCTTGCGGGCGGATACCTCGCCGTATCTAATCTTCTTTCGTAGCCACCAGGTAGACCGCAGGCCTACCAGTTTCGCAACTTCTCCTGTACTGTATTCCTCCTTTTCGCCGACCAAGTAGTTCACCCCCGTTAGGGGCATGTCCGCCGGCTGGTCCGTTTCATGCCCGTTCGCTAACACTTTACTTATTGAAAAAAGACTTGAGTTTTTCTCCGAAATTCTTGATTTCCTGCTCTTCCTGCCACAGGTACCACATGGCCTTGGCCACCGCCAGCCAACCGAATTCGTTCCCGAGTGCAAACATAAACTCTTTATCGTACTGAGAAAAAGCTGTGCCAATGCGGTTAAGCATGTCTACAGGATAGAATTGGAACTCAACTTTTTGCTGCACCTTGGCGTTGAAGACACTCCAAACTTTGCGCTGTAAATCCATCTCATAGAACAATGCTTCTCGAAAACCGGGGTCCTGTGCGCATCTTTCCTTTAGTAAAAGGCAGGCGCTTTCGCTTCTAGACGGTCCCAAATGCTTCTCCCTCCCAACGGCTTTCAATAATATGGTGAGCCTGTTCTGTCAAACGTTTTTCGCCTTTTATCACCTCCTTGCCGGCCTTCCGGTAAAGGCTCCCTCCCTGCGACAGCACTTTATGATCTTCCCGGCGGATATGGCGAAGGTCTACGGCGTCGGCCGCCGCTCCCAACATGCACATGATCCGCTGGATATCTTGGTAAATGTTAGCGGCCGCCGGTACCTGTTCGACCCATAGGGGAGGGTAGGGCTTGATCTTCGACGGCTCAATAACGGGCCCACATCCAAAAGCGACATGCAAGGCTTCGGTAGGCAATTCAACAGCCCTGGCCGGCAGGTATTTCAATCCCGGTTCCAGGTTAAAGCGTAATTCGCCTACCAGCCGCCAGCAGCAGGCCAGACCATACATGGGTGACGCCTTGCTCCTAGCTTCCTCCCGGAGTTCCGCCAGAATATTGAAGGCTTCGGTATAGTCAGGGCGTTTTTTGGCCCTTGTGCCGCTATCCGTCACCAACTGAAGAGCACGCAGTGCTCTCTCAATACTCTCACAGGCGTCGTAGAACGGCTCGGGATCGCCGGTGCCCCACTGGAGGCCAAAGAGCGCATTCAAGCCGCCGTATTTACAAACTCCGATTTGTGCCCGGTGATACCAGCCCAGTCCGACCGCCACTGAAACGGGATTCCAGATGCTTCTGCCACACATACCGCACTTCCCGGATTTACCGGCCATTTCAATCACCACCTGCTACTTGGGCCCGCCTTGCCCGCACCTGCATGAGTGCATCGGCCGCAATCTGTGCCGTTTCTTCCGCTGCTTTCAGAAGATCGTGGTAATAAGTCGGTCCCATTTCCTTTGGCAGTTCCTCGATGGCCTCCTGAATATCCCTACCGGCCCGGCGGATTATCTCGATGACTTCCAATGCCAAAGGGTCCTGAACCTCTTTAAGCATTTCAGACAGGTTGACCACCTGGCCAGGCTGTGGACCTGCTTCCTTAACCGGGCTGCCATCGCTCTTATTTGCTTCACGCCGCTTCTTTCTGACCGCCTTTTCGGATTCCGCTTCGCTTTTCGTTTGGCGGCCCCTTTTGCCGATCATTCTCTCCAGTTCCTCCACTGGCCGACGTGAGGCCTCTTCTAAGAGGACCCGTTGGCGACCCTCGTCTTTTTCCTGAAGGATTATCATGGCATGACTGGGGGTTATCTCACCGGTCGCCAGCTTCTCTAGTCCTTCCTCTGGCAGTTTAAGCAACCGCAGTCTGTTACTGACGTAGGGTTGTGACTTGCCGACCCGCTTGGCGATCTGGGTGGGACTCCAACCAAACTCATCCATAAGCTTCTTGTAAGCCCTGGCTTCGTCTAAAGGGTGTAGTTCCTGTCGTTGCACGTTTTCCAGGATGCCAATCAATATTTGCTCATCCTGTTTGAGATCTCGCACAATAGCGGGGACGGTTTCCATGCCTGCTTCAACGCATGCCCGAAAGCGCCTCTCGCCGGCAATCAAAACGTAACCATTACCATCCGGGGCAGGAGAGACCGTTACAGGATTTAACAGCCCCACTGACCTGATGCTTTCGGCCAGTTCCTCAACGCCGTCCTGTTCAATGGTTTCGCGCACATTCTTGGGGTTAACCCTAATCTGTTCTATCCGCAATTCTATTAACTCAGGCATTCCGACCGCCTCCGGGTCCATATATTCTAAAGTCCTCCTCATCTAGCAGGATAGGCCTGCACATTTCTACAATGCGGGAGTAAATGGCTATGCCATAGCGTTCTATTATTTCCTGGTCGTTAAGATTTGTGGTGAAAATAGTAGGCCTGTCATCCTCGTATCGGCGGTTGATTAGGGTAAACCAGAGTTCGTCTGCCCAGCCCACATCTTCGCCTTCGCCCCGCCGTAACCGCTCCTTGCCCAGGTCGTCTATTACGAGGCAGGGCAGACCTGCGAGAACCGTAAGTGTTTCCTGAACTCTATTGTCAGCTACCGCTCCTCTGAGCGTGGCCAGCAGGTCAGGCGCGGTATAAAACCTGCAGAGTATGCCTTTTTGGATTAGAGCCATCATTATGCCGGCGGCCAAGTGGGTTTTGCCCGTACCGTTTGGACCCATTATTAACAAACCTTGCTGATCATCGCTCCCGAATTCTTCTACAAACTTCTGCGCTACGAGGCGCGCCTCTCGGCTTTTATGGCTGCGCGGGATAAAATTTTCCAGGGTGCGCCTCTGAAACCGCCGCGGTAGATTTGATTCCCCCAAGAGTCGCTTGGTTATAACTCGCTGACGATACTCCTCTTGGACCGGACAGCGCTGCCATTTTACCCGACCATCCTTGTCTACCACGGGCCTTTTGCAGGCATCCGGATCTGGTAACGAAGTCCCGATCTCATATAACCCTACTCCTTGGCACCCGCGACACTGGCTTCTCAATTGTTTTTCGCCCCGCTCGTATTCATCCCACTGCTCGTTTGCCACTTCAATGGTTACCGTATCCGCCATCTTCTTCAGCAGCAGCGGGAATGTCGCGGAGAGCGCGCTGGCCAAGGATCCCGCTTGAGTAATCGCGTCTCTTACCTTGGCCTCCCTCAATTTCTTTCTTTCCTCCATTGCCGCCAGTAGACTGCCTGCGATATTGCCTATTCGTACCGGTTGGCCCTGGTGGGGCTGCTCTTGCATCATGGTTAATCGCTCCCTCCTGTGATTGTCGTTTGAGAATACCCTTAAGGTAAACTAAAGGCTTATCCTTTGGCTCTACAGCCATCGCCATTGCCAATTGATTAAGCGCCATCACCACCTGTTCATAGCCATACTCGTTATAAAGGGCCCCCATAAAGGCATAATCGCCTTTAGCTGGTTTTACGCCCTCAATAAGCCTATAATGATTGTCTACCAGTTCTGCAATAAGCTGTTGATTATTGGGTTCTTTAATGCCCGGGTCGGTTTCTTTCGCTGGAGCCTTGTTTGGTGGTGTTACCTCAGGTAACGGAGGCGCAAGAATATCCGCCGTCTCAGCCCCGGCAAGTTTATCCGTCGTTTGACTATGCAGGGCTTTCATAGCCGTTAAGAGGGCTTGCTCATCTACAATATACCGACTTTTGCCCCTGGTGGGACCGGGTTGCCATCTAACCCAAGGTGGAAGCGGAACGCTGTCTTTGCCGGGTGGAGAAGGAGTAGGAATGGTTTGATGGCGATGGAAATTAACAAGGTATAGGCAACGTTTTCCATTTACTGTATATGGGACCAGTTTACGCAAAGAAATGAGAATATCGCGATAACCGGCCAATAATTCTGGAGTTATATCGTTATCGAGAGGACCAGGAAATAAATTTACCTTAAAGGCAACAGGCGAATCCTCAAGGCACGCCGAGTCGTCAGCAAGATGCCAGAGACCTTGGTAAAACCATCTTAGTTCTCGTGGTTGCTGAAGCAGGTCCGGATCATTCCAAAAGGTAGCTCGCACCATGCGGTTATGTAGACGCATATCCGCGCCTCCATTCAGTTACGTGGCTCGGCGGCGCGGTGGGTAATATTACCGTCCGCAACATCTATCTGCTCCTGTTGCTCCTGGTAACAGTAGGGCATAAAAAAGTCCGCTGGTTTTACATCTTCACAGGCCGCCAGAATTTTCATGACAACACCAGGGCTGGGACGGCGAGAACCAGAAATGATCCGCGATAGGGTAGCTTTGCCCAGACCCGACCTTCTGGCAAACTCAGACAAACTTAATTCTTTCTCTTCGAGATAGTTTGCCAGAACTTGCCTGTTAAATGGCTTTTTCATCAGCATCATAAGTTCGTCGAGTTTAATATCCACAATGGTTCCCTCCGTCCGTGGCTAAATTTTCCTCCGTTGTCTACGGAAACATTTTACCATGTTGCGTTTCATGTGTCAACACTTTTTATATCTTTTTGGGGAACAATGTTGCTCCTGGGAACGGTGCCGTGTTATAATACAGGTAGCCCAAAACGAAAGGAGGGAAAACGGTGGCAACCTTTGCACAGGATTTTCCCCACGTCGGTTATCTTATCAGGGAACTGCGCGAGAGCAGAGGATGGAGTTTAAGGCAACTGGCCGAAAAAGCGGATATCAGCGCCGCAGAGCTATCACGTATTGAAAACGGCAAGCGCCAGCGCCCCAGCAGGGATACCCTGAACCGTCTGGCCTCCTGTCTGCGTGTCGAACCCGAAATGCTCCTCAAGGCAGCCGGCTACCGGGTGATCGAGCAGCAGCAGATGGATCCGGAAGGTTATCTCTATCTTGGCTTCCGCGGCCTTGGGTATGATGAGCGCGAAGCTCAGACTTTCACCAAGGCGTTCCTCACGGCAAGCCCAAATTTCGGGCAAGCCGATGATCGAAGCGGTAAAGGCCACTTCCTCTCCCTCTTGCTGCATGCCCTTTTTATCAGCTGCAGCGAACAAACCGCATAG